ACCATCCTTGACCCTTTCGCCGGGAGCGGCACGACCGGCAGGGCCGCGAAGGACTTAGGCCGAAAAGCCGTGCTGATCGAGCTTGAGGAGCGCTATTGCGAGATCGCCGCGCAGCGCATGGTCCAGGAGGTTCTGCCCCTTTGAGACAAACAGAGCCCCTCGAAGGGGCTCCGGTCACACAAGCTCGCCAGGGAGGTGTGCCAGGGGGACTGGCAGGAGATGATCGCATTATCCGGGCGGCGCGTCAAGGCCGATGAGCTGAAGCGCCACGAGTCCACTCGCGTCCGGGGCGGGGGCCTTCCCGATCCACGTCTCCACGCCGCGCCAATAGGCGGTGGGCTCCGCGAGCCGATCCTCGCCCGCATCCCCCTTGTTCCAGGCTTCCACCTTGCGCCAGAGCGGATCGTCGCGGTCGGTGTCCATGAGCCATTTCCGGCGCATGAACCTCAACTGCCGCGCAGGGTCGCGGCACCAGTCCTTCCAATTGCGAGGCTCTTCCCGCCAGCCCAGCGACCGCAGGGAGTCGCCCATGATCTGCCAAAGCCCGAATGACGTGGAGCGGAAGACCGCTTCCGCTTCATCCACGTTGAGCTTGTCGATATAGCGGCGGCGGAAGCCCCGCTCATACCTGGTGGCGAACACTCGCCCGCCGCTTTCCTGCATTGCCATCGCCCACTCCAGGCGGGTCACGAGCAGCACACTCATGCAGGGGCTCCCGATGTCAGCAACACCGCCCGCGCAAGGCCCCCGAAGGCCGCGGCGGTATCGGAGGGCCAGACAGCGCGCTCCGGCGGCCAATGCTGGCCGAAATCCCACGGTTGGGCGGCCCGGCGTCCAGCGGCGTCAAGCTCGGAGCAGTACCAGCGCGCATTGGGCGGAGGTGCCATGTGCAGGGCGACACGGGCCAACATCCACCGGTCTTCCTCATAGGGTTCGCCAACATGGGCCAGAACTTCGCCCGCGTAGACGTCGCGCTCCTGCTCGTTGAACCCGGCGGGCCACCAGTAGATCGGGCCGCGGCCCCGTTGCTTGAACCACGTTGAGAGCGCCACCAATTGCACTCCGCGCGCGCGGGTGGCCTCGATGACGAAGAGGCGGCGCTCGCCCGCCGGCGATAGCTCGATGATGCCAGCCGTGTGCGACACCTGCCCGCCGGTCACGCGCTTGATGCCCTTGCCGATCAGGCCGGGGGAATCCGTGCAGAGCGGGTCGCCCGTGCGCATGGAGGGCCGCGCCTGGGTGTAGAGCATGGTGGTCACGAATTGCCATCCAACAGGTCGCGGACGGCCTCCTCGGCGGCGGCCTCCGAGTCGGGGTCGAGTTCGCTGACCGTGATCTCTTTGTTTTCAAACCCGACGAGCGCGAGGATGGACGCCACCCACCACTCAAGCTCTTGGGCGTCTGCGCCCACCGTCAAGGCCGCGAGAAGGTCATGCAGGGCACGCCGCCGCCCACGGAACCGCGCCATATGGCCCCCGCTACTTGATCATCGCCAAGACAGTGCCAGCCGCAGAGAGCGCTGCCAGCGTGAACACCACGCCGCCAGTCAACCATGCGCGCCACAGCTCCACGCGGCGCAGGCGGCCATTGGTTAGCTCGGTCTGTTTGAGGATGCGGTCGAGCTTCTCTGGGATTTCATGCTCAAGCGCGCCCACCTTAACCTCCAATCGGGCAATGGCCTCGCCGTGTTCCGCGCACTGATCTCCCGCCACGGTGCCCTCCTGAATTGGCCGCCATGTATCACCGCCTCAGCCTTGAAGGCTTAGAACTCCTCGCGGATATTGAGCCGGTATCGCCAGACCTTCGGGCTAAGCCGCTGCTCCGCCTTCAGCTCATCCATGTCGAACCGCGCCCATGCACTGTCGCCGGAGCCCGCGAGCCCGCTTGTGGAGTTATCCGTCTGCCAGATGAAGGGGATCAGCGACCCGCAGGTGCGCTCCCAAACGTCCTGGATGGTAGCGCATTGCAAAAGCCCGCGCTCCTGGTATTGCGACCGCAGCAGCGTATCCTCGATGCGCGAGAACTCCACATCCCAGGCCCGCCGTGAATGGTAGCGCCTGCGATAGTCCGCCAGGCGGAAGGGCTGGGCGAAGATGGTCGAGGTGTCGCCGGGGCCGCCCAAATGCGACGCGAAGCCCCAACCCTGACCGCCACTGGACTCGAGCACCTTGACCCCGCCGAACTCATGCGGCGCGCTGACCTCCAGATCGGGCGAGTAGGGGAAGTCGTAGTAGCACCCGATGAGGATGCAACCGATTTCCAGGTCGGTCGCGCTGAAATTGGCATTGTCGGGGATCTCCAATGCCCAATAGCGCTTGTTCGTCACCTCGGCGAAGGTGAACCCCAGCACGCCATTCTCGGACACGACCCCCGTATCGACGCCGCCCCAAGGATAGGTCAGAGGCGTGACCGCGGTCCCCTCGCCGGGGCCGGTGAACACAACCGTGTTGTGTCGCAGTGTCGGCTCCAGTGCATCCGCCTCAGCCAGGTTGTGGTTCAGAATCGCCACGAAGTTGATCGGGTTAAAGGTGGAGACCCCCATGTCGAACTGGAGGATGATGTGCGTGGCCGCATTGGCCGAGGTGTCAAAGGAGCAGCGCTGGCCTGGCCGCGGATTGAGTAGGTCGTTGATGTCGCTGCCCGTATTGAGCGTGCCCGCGATCTTGCTCCACGAGGTCGAGGCCACGCCGCGGGCCAGCAGGTGCCGCATGGTGCAGGTGTAGATCCGCGGCGTGACGATGCGCCCGTAGCTCATCCGACCTCCCTCAGCGCCAGGCCAAGCTCGCCGGGCTTGCGCTGGGTTTTCACGACCATGTAGTAGGCGGTGGTCAAGTTAGCAAAGGGGTCATCCTGCGGGCGCGGATTCGTGAGCTTCACGATGTCGCCCACCTCAAGCAACCAGAAGCGCGGATTGACCACCGTGAGGGTCGCGGCGCTGACCACATCCCCACTCAGCAGGTCGCGGTAAGTGGTCCACCCGCTGACCGTCTGGGCATCGCCCGCGTCCGTGGTTACGAGATAGTCAAGCTGCGCCGTCTCGATGTTCTCCGTCGAGCCGAAGTCGAAGTCCGTCCGTGCCGCGCCCGTCGCCGTGATGTGCCCCAGGTAGCGCGACTCGTCGGCGGGATGGCGCTGAAAGTCCACCTCATACTTGGTCACGAGGTCGCTGGCCGGGGTGTGCGACACCACGAGCCCCTTGCAGTCCTGCTGGACATCCAGCGTCGCCGCAACGTCGCCCGCCGCGTAGCTTGACTTGACCGCGATGTAGTTGCCCGTCCCGTTCGGGCGGATGTGGTAGACGAAGGCCCCCTCGTATTGGAGCTTCTCCAGCACATCCTTGACAGGCACCGGCTCCAGCAACCAAAGGCGGGCATCCCAATTGGCGCGGGCCGTGTCCGTTGCGCTCCAGCCGTCCGGCGTGCCCGTCACGCCACAGAATCGGTAGAGGATGTCGCGGTGAATCTCATGCACTTGATCCGCCGTGCCCGTGGTCCAGGAGCGGGTCAGGCCATCCGCGCCAGAGTAGAGGGTCTCCACATCCTTCACGGCGGTCTGCCGCGCCTGGTCATCGTCGGCGGTCTGGAGCTGCGAGATGAGGCTGACCTTCACGTCGTAAATCTTGACCGTCACCGAGCCCGCCGGGGTGAAGTCCGTCGCCACGCCCACGAGGACGCAGGTAGGGGCCTCGCCGGAGGTGAACGTCACCGTGGTGGTCCGCTGCGCCGCATCGTAGACGAGGGCCACGAAGCCGCTGCCCGTCGCACCTTGGGCGTAGACCCAGAGGTTCGCTGGCGGATTGCCGCCGGTCGCCGTCGCCGAGTAGCGCACCTCCACGGAGATGTCCTCCCCGGTGCAGGGGAAGAGGGAGCGCTGCACGCTCAGGAACAGCGAGCCGTAGTCGGAGCTGACCCCATCGACCGTTAGCGTGTCGGTGGCGTAGGTCGAAGTCTCGTCCGCGTCCTCGGTATCGACCGCGGAGGAGGGACTGGTAAAGGTCGTGGAGGTGGGGAATGAGCCCTGCGTATAGCCCAGCGTGATGGCCGTCGGCTTGAAGGTCCACCCGTGGCGCAGGAGTCCGTCGCAGCGCAGGGCATAGGCCGAGCCATAGGTCTCGCTGGAGTCGGTGTAGTCCTCACCGGAGTCCACCACCGGCACGAGCTTGTCCGTCGCGGGCTCGTGGATGTGCAACCGCCCGCTCGACGAAATGGAGTGCCCGCTGATCGCCAGCAGGGAGTTGGTCGAGGAGTTGTCCACGGGCGCAGGCCACAGGGCCTTGGAGCCGCAATAGGCCAGCGAATCTGGCACGCTGGCATTGGCCGTGTAATCACCGTAGACCACGGGGAAGTAGCGCCCGCGCGAAGTCTTGACGGTCGGAATCGAAATCAAATCCCAAGGGCGCTTAACCTCCAGCCGTAGCGTGACCTGCCCGCCGGACGGCTCCACCTCCATGAGGCGGCCCCGGAAGAGTTCAATGCGGAGGTTGGCGTTGGCCTCCGGGCCGAGCCAGGAATAGATTGAGACCCGCCAGGTGATGAAGTGCTTGCTTGCGCCCGTGCCGTTGCGGAGGATGTCGCTCAGGAGGCGCTGCGCCGAGGTTACGAGACCGCCGCCGAGCATGATGTTTGCCGCCTTGAGCGTCACGTTGCCCACGCCGCTTGTGCAGCGCAGCAGGTCAATCTCCTCGGTGATCTGCGGGGCCTCAAGGAGCGCACCGTGGTAGTGCTGCCCCGCCGCCCATGCCACGTCCTGCTGGGCGAGGAAGATGCGCGCCGTCCCGTCGCTGTCGTAGATGTCCACCAGGTAGGATTCGCGGCCAATGCCAAGGCGGGCGCGCGCGAAGTAGTCTGCCCCGGTGAGGCTCATGCGGACAACCTCACGGCGCGCTTGATTTCGGGGATGATGAAGTCTTGCACATAGGCGCGATCCGTGACTGGGCCGCTGAAGTTGACGGTGATCCCGCCGCCCACGCCGCCGCGGGCCAAGGCGTCGACCGCGCCGCGCCCGCCCATGAGGGCAATCTCGCGGACGGACAGCACACGCTCGCCAGCCGATAGGCGCGCGGGCACGGCGTCGGAGCGCGAGCCGCCGGGGCCGCTGACCCAGCCGCCGGAAGCAAAGCCCTGCGCTTGGATGGCCGCCACGTTGGCGAGGCCCTGCGCGATGACCGCGGCGGCGGCGATGAACGACCACGGGGGCGGATAGGCCCCCAGCGCGCGGTCTGCGCCCGCGTAGGTGTCCATGATGGCCTGCGCCTGAAGGAGCCGCCGCGTGATGGTCATGTTGCCCTTCATCGCCGCGTTGAGTTGGGCGAAAGCACCGAGCGCCGAACCCACCATCTGCGTGCGGGCGAGGGCCTCCTCATGGAGCGCGGCCTTCGTCGCGGCCTTGCGCTTCTCGATGGCGCGCTGGCCCGCCTCCATCCATGCGACGAACCCGCCACCGGTCGGGTCTGCACTGACGTCGATGTCTGCCTGGGTCTCTTGGACCTCGACCAAGGCCTCGCCAAGCGCGCGCACACGGTCTTCCCACGCCGCCACCATGTTGAACTCGCGCGTCTCAAACTCTATCCGCTCACGAAGCGCAACAGCGGCAGCGTCTCTGTCCGCCTGATCTGCTGCTGCGCGCCCCTCTCTGAACGCCAAAAGGTCGGGGTCAATCTGAGGCCCCCGCTGAGTCACCGGGAGGTCTGATGTTGTGTCGTGGGTCGTTCTGAATTCGCGGATTGCCTCTGCCGTCCTCCGGGATTGCTCAATGATGGGGTCTGTCTCAGTTTTGAAGGCATCGCTCGTCTGCTTCATCCATGCTCGAACGCCCTTGAAATCACCGCCCTCCCAGCGCGGGTCAAAAGCGACTTCCAGCAACTTGTAGAAGGCCGGGACAACAGTCCTGTCAAGCATTGCCGCGAACTCTTTGAACTCCCGCGTAACATCGAATCCTTCCGCTGTTTCCCGTCCATACTTGGCGACCCCTCCCCCCACACGAAGCAGGAACTCCCCGACTTTCTGCGATGCGTTGTCAGCCTCATTCTTGAGCTGCTTTAGGCTTCCCGCATAGGTTTCAACCTCAGCGACAGCCTGCCCACCAAAACGCTTCTGAAGAAGCCCAAGGACAGACTCCAGTCTCGTCGATGACCCTGCGGCCCCTTCGATATTGAGGCCCATCTTCTGCAATGCAGTGGCGGAGCCGAACACGGCCCTCGTCACCATCTCTTCGGCGGATACGAGATCGAGCCCCTTTGCTGTCGCAAGGTCTTGTGCGGCGGCGGTCACTCGCTTGATGATCGCCTCATCCTTGGTGAACATGGCGGCTTGCGCCATCGCTGCAACCGTCGCATCGTCATCATAGACGGTGGCCCGCATCCGAATCATGGAGTAGTCGAGGAGGGCTTGGCTTTTGCGTCCGAGCGCTGTGGTGAGCTTCTTCTCCGCTGTTTCGGCCTCAAGCGCCTGGTTGATTGCGTATTTCCCCGCCGCGAGAATCCCGCTCGCCCCGAAGTAAGCGGCTCCGGCCAATCCTGCCGCCTTGGCAATCCCGCCAAGGCCCTTCTCAACCGCGGCAAGTTTGGCTGCCGCAGCATCGACCCCCGTCGTTGTGACGTTGATGTTGTAGCGGCTCTCAGTGGCCATGCTTCGCCCTCGCAAACGTCATCGCCGCCGCCTCCTCATGCGCCAGGATCAGCGCCGCATCGGCATACAGCGCGGGCACGTCATCCAGCGACGCCGCCCGCGGCACGCCCAGCGCCCGGCAGTAGCGCCAGTCCAGGAGCAGCTCATCCACTTCGGGCCGCCGGAGCCGCACGGGCGCGATGCAGAACGGAGCCTGCTGGTAGAGCGAGCCGCCCATTGTCAGCTTGCCGCCGCTCGCCTGCGCTTCCGCCACCATGCGCCCGCACTCCTCCCAGATCACGCGGTCATCGAAGAGCAACCAGGCCCCGGTTGTCGGGCTTTGGGCGTGGTATGCGCCCGACTCAGGGAACGGAGATGAAGGGGAGCCCAGCACGCCCGCCCACGCGCCAAACGCTAAGCTCCAGAGGCTTCCCCCGCCAGCGTCGAGCCATCGATGAGCGCCCGCGCCAGGCGGATCAGCTCTGCCGTCTGCTCCTCGATGGGCAGCGCCTCAAGCGCCACCACATCGACGCCCGCCAAGCGGATCACCTGCTCGCAGAGCCGGTCGAGATTTTCGGGCACCTGCACCAGCAACTCGCCGCGGACGGTCCAGACGGACGAGAGCGCATTGGACAGCGAGCGTCGTTGCCCAACCGTCAGCGCTTTGTTGGCAAACTCCAGCACGAACCCTCCTTAGATCCAGGCACGGTTCACGTTGTCCTCGATCACGATCTCCACCGCCTCGCTGGTGGACACCTTCACCACGCCCTTGAACGGCACGGTGCGGAACAGCACGCCGCCCTGGTCGCTCGTCTCCCAGGGGTCGCCGTTGTAGATGGCCCACACGTCGATGGCGAGGTAGGGCGTCGCCGCGGCTGCCGCCACGCCCCAGACCATGTTGACCTGGAAGTCGCCCGCGCCATCCGCCGAGGGCGAGATGAAGTAGGCGTCGGCCAGCTCGGAGACCACGTTGTCATACTTCACGTCCACCGAGCCCGTGACCTTGGGCGTGCCGAAGCCATAGAACTGCGGGGCTCCCGTCGTGGAATAGCCCCCGCGCATGACCTCGCTCTCCAGTGCCAGCGAGAACTTGCCGACCACCACGGGCGAGCCCCCCACGGTCTTGGTCTGCAAGAGCTGGTGGACGTAGAACGCTTGGGTCGGGGCTACCCAGGAAGCGGGCGTGCAGGTGATCCCCGTCGTGACGCAGGGGAAGCCGCTATAGAGGGTCGCGGTGAACTTCATGCGGCCCGCGTTGGAGCCGGGCTCGCTCTCCAGCGTCAGCGACTTGACCACGCAGGTGTGGAGCTGCTTGTTTTCGGTCGAGATGGAGTCCTGCAAGAGGAAGGTCAGGATGTAGTTGGGAAGCCCGCTGGCGAGCTTCTGCGTGGTGGACTCATCCCATTCGAAGGTCTTGGAAAAGGTGCCGGAGTCCGTCTCCGCGGCGATGTCCTGCATGCAGGCATAGATCAGCATGGAGAGCGTCTCTCGCGTGGCGATGCCCGACACCTGCACAGTGTATTCGCCGCCCGCGGCGTTGCGGTAGATGTCCGTGATGGTCTCCACCCGCGACCCATCGGAGCGTTTGGTCGCGTCTTCCAGCATGGACGAGGATGCGTCGATCTTCACGATGTCAGTCACATGGAGTTCATAGAACTCGGCCTGCGTGGTGTTGGCCGTGCCGAAGGTGGCCTGCCCGGCAATCGCGCAGCGCACATCGGCTTTGTGATACGAGACAGTGATGGCGTCCGGCATTGCGGGCCTCCTTTAGGATATCACCTCGTTGATCTTGCAGGTCCACTCAATCTCCGCGCCGATGTAGGGCACATGGCCCTCCTCATCGCGCAAGTCCTCAAACCCTGGCACCCCGTTGACCGTGCCGATCTGCCCATCCAGCCAATAGCCCGACGAGCCCAGATTGGCATTGTTGATCAGCAAGCGTTGAAGGCGCTCCACCTGGTCCAGCAGCGCCTCGGCGGCTGGAGTGGATGGCACGCCCCCGGCGCGCCGGATGTAGCGGATGCGGACACGATGCTGCCGTAGCGAGGCGAAGGCCGCCAGCGCCACGGGCTCCGAGCCCAACCAGAGAATGTCAATCCAGCGGTCGCCCTGGGCCGCCGGTTCATGCCCCGCGAGGATCACGCGCACCGGATGGAACTCGGCCCCGATCACGCTCATAAGCGGATAGAGCACCTTGTCCATCACGTTCCGCGTCCATGTGACGGCCATCTGTCACATCCTCGAAATCGAGATGTTGCCCAGTCGCGAGCCGCTTTCCACGGGCTCGCCACGCACCTCTACCTCCCACTCGTCGTTGAGCGTATAAACGCCCGTGGCGAACCGGATGTCCAGCCCATGCGCGAGCCCCTGCCAGCCTCCGGTGATGATCCGGCGGTCAACCACCAGCGATGTCTTAAGCCCCGTGGAGTCCCCGATGTAAACCGAGTAGGCGACCGTCGAGGCCGAACCATAGGAGAACGTGCCCGCCGTGGTGATGATGACCTTGATGAGGTCGAAGTCCACCCAGGCTCGCCCGCGCAGCTCGTCGATGCCCCCGGTGGTCGAGGTGTTGACCGACACCGCCCGCGGGATGCCCTGCTGGAACGCCGCCGTGTTCTCATTCCAGAGCCGGACGTGCCCGCTCTTGATCTGGTCAGCGTAGCCCGGCTCTTCTTCCGTGGACGGGGCCGAGCGGAACACCCGCTGCTCCAGCAGACGAGCCAGGGCCGGGTCGTGCGGGGCCACCAGCAGAGCGCAGGCGTAGATGGAGGCGCTGAGGATGATGATGTCCTCGTAGGTCCGCAGCGTCTCCGAGCCGCGGAAGCCCGCCGGGCGCGCGAGGATGGGCTTGCCGACGTAGCCCCGGAGCCGCTCGCTGGCCCGATTGATCGCCTCGGTCTTGATGTTCGCCCAGGTGTCGGAGGCCACCTGCACATCCCCGGCGCTGGTGAGGTTGGTGCCGGTGTTGCAGATGTAGAGCGCGTCCGTTGCCGAGTCGTATATCCACTCACCATTGGCATCCACCGCGCCAATGGTCGCCTGCGCCGCGCCCAGGTCAACGCCGTTGACGAACGTGCGCCCGACATAGCCGCAGTTCGCTGCTTTGTAGACGTTGGTCGCATAGGTCACGAACCTCAAGCGGTCGATGATCCGCTTTCTATCGTAGCTCTCGATGTCCGGCATGACGGCAATCAGGTCCGTCGTGCTGTTGCAGTAGGCGGTGTCGTAGGTAGCGGCCATTTTAAAGCCTCCCGCCGAAGAGGGCGAGGAGAATCCCCGCGCCCATGAAGGCCCCGACCATCGAGGCCAGGAAAACGCCGATGATCTGCCGCGTCGCCGTGCCGGTCAGCACGCTCGCCATGAACTCGTCGCGCCGCGCCGCGTCCTTGGCCTTGTCCAGGACGGCCCGCGTATCGCGCGCGGTCTGCTCAACGAGCCTCTGCTGGCGCTTGGCGTCGAGCATCCCTCAGTCCCCCGTCCGAGTCCTGGCTTGCCGCCTGCCCATCGCGGTCTCCAGCACTCCCTTGCCGCCGCCGAGCGTCAGCGCGCCGACGATGGTGTAGAGCGCCTCCGCCCCGCTGATGAGGCGATTCACCGCCAGGCCGTAAACCGCGAGGATTGCCACCACGCAGACGATCAGCGTCCGCAGACCGACCAGATGCTTGACCATCGTGCCCTCCTATCGGGTGGTCGCCCGGACCTGCTTGCGCTTGCTGTCAGGCCAGAGGTCTATCGCGTCGAGATAGATGCGGTTCTGCACGAGCTGGGCGTAGGTGCGCGGCGGCACTCGCGCCATGCGAAACCAGGTCGATGGGTTGAGCGAGTCGCTCGCCGTTTCCGTCGTGCCAATGGCCGCCCAGGCGCTCCAAGGCCCATAATGCCCCACCGCACCGTCAAAGGATAGATCCGCCCCCGCCACCTGAAACCGGATCAGCTTCCGCATGGCATCGGGCCATGCGCGATAGCACCTGAGCCAGAAATCGAGCTGGAGCGCGTCCGTCAGGTTGTAGGGCCGCGGCAGCGTGAACCATGTAGAGGCGACCAGAGAGTCGCTCGCTGTCTCTGAGCCGGGGATGGCCGCATAGAGCGCCCAAGGCCCGTTGTAAGTGGCCGCTGCCCCTGTGATGTTCATGGCGTGCGAATCGAAGGCGAAGCGCATCTTCATCCGCGTCGCATTCGGCCATTTCTCATAGGCGTCAAACCAGGAGCGGACCAGGGTTGCGTCGCTCTCATTCTGGACCCGCGGCAATTGATACCAGGTGGCCGCGGTCAGGGAGTCCGACACCGGCAGCACGCTCGCATTGATGAGTTGCAGGAGCTTCCAGGGGCCGTTGATCCGCAGCGTGCCGCGCCCGCTGACCGCGCCTGGCCAGATGTAGAGATCCCCCGTATATTGCGTCGGGCCGATTGAACTCCAGTAGGTCTGCGCGCCCAAGTGGGAAAGCGGCACGCCGCCGAACTTCGTGGTGTCGCTGACCGTGGTGTCGGTCTTGAACCACATCTTGTCGCGCCACGTTGCGCTCGATGATGCGACGAGGGAGTCCAGCGCCGCGCCGCCATCTGTGCTGATCGTCTTGGCCCCGCTCTTGAGCCAGCATTTCGCCGTGGTCCCGACGAACTCGCTCCCATTGGTCAGAGTCGTATAGTAGGGCGCGGTGGCGCTGTTGGCCGCCGCATAGCGCACCCCATAGAAGGTGCTGCTATTGTTCCCGTTGATGAATCGGTTGTTGAGAAGGGAGTCATCGGCTGCAAGCGCGACCGCCGCATAGACGCCATACTTCGTGCCGGTGGTCGTGCATCGGAAGGTGTTGTTGGCGATGCACCATCCGCTCATCCCCGCGCCGCTGATCCGCTCAATCCCCGCGCATGTCCCCGCCGTATCAAGGGCAAAGGTGTTCCAGCGGATTTTCACGTTGTCCGTGTTCGCCTGGTTGCAGTGGATTTGCGCGCACTCGCCGGATGCCCCGCCGGTGAACAGGCAAGAATCGATGATGGCGCTCGACTTCGTGATGTTGACGCTCCTGTCAAGCGCCGAGCTGGCATAGTCCGAGTTGATCATGTCAAACGTCACGCCGCGGAACCCGCCCCAGTAGCCCGTGTAGTTGCTCCCCGTCGGCGTGAGCGCCATCGTCACCTCGCTGGCCGTTGCGCCCGTGCCGCCTTGATCCAAGACGATGGTTGCCGGGCCGCGCAGGAACTGGTTGGTCTTGACCACCATGTCAACCGATGGCCCGAAGAGTGTCTCGACAGAGTAGGTCGTATCCTTGAGCTGGACAACCTGCCCCCAGGTCAGGAGGGCCGTTCCGATGGGGGTTGGGTCTGCGGTCGTGCCGCTGCCGAGGAAGCGCCCATAGGGCGCGGCGTGGATGACCCCGTAGTTGTCCTCGTCCAGCGCAGAGCCGAACTGCTCCACGAACTGTTTGGCCGTGCAGAACCAGATGTCGCTGCGGAGTAGCGTCCCCGATCTGAGAATCCAGGCGAACTGCGTCGCGCTGATATCGCTCGTCGGATGCACAGACGTGATCGCCACGCCTCGCGTCGCCACAAGGTCATCGAGCATGTCCGCGGTCCCGCTGGTGTCGGTGTCCACGCCACCAGAGAGGCAGGTCGTGCAGAGGCGCGCCGTGTAGACCATCTGGTCAAGACGATACATGGCCAGCGGGAAGGGGCCTGTGCCATAGGCGGGGGTGATGCCCGATGGCACGTCGGGGTAGACCGCCGCCCCGTTGCGATAGGGTACCGTCGGGCTTGCGTCGCTGGAGGTATCACGGAGGCGGATCAGGCCGGGGAAATACTCGCGGATGACGCTCTGCGAGACTGCCGTCCAGTCGTTCCCGTAATAGGTCCACGATGTCGGGGACGCGCCAAGCTCGTTGGTGATCCAGTCCTTACTCGCCGCGAAGATCGCCCGCGCTTGGGCCGCCGTGGTGGATGACGTGACCGCCGTGCTCGTGTGGGCCGCGATGTCGTGCCCGCTTGTATAGGCCGTGTGCATGAGCGCCCGGCGCGTCGCCTCCGTGCCCCCTTCATCATTCTCGGCAGGGTCGATGAACCAGGTGATCGGCACGCCGATGGCCTCGGCCGAATCATAGAACGCCTGGCTGACCCAATCGTCCACCGCCATGATGAACACGGCCTTGTGCGTGGTCGGGCTGTAAGGGATCGCCGTCGCGCCATGCGCAGGGGCCGCCAGCGCCAGCAGCGCGCCCGCAATCAACGCCAAGAATCCGAGCTCCATCCAGCGGATCACCGCCGGACTGCGTTGCGTTCCCATCCCGCGCCTCCTACAATCCGAGCTTCCGCGCCTCTTCGTCTCGCGTGCGGGCGTGCGCATCCCGCACTCGCCGCATCTCCGCCGTCTCGCGGACGCGGCGGTCCATCACATGATCGATGGCGTCCACGATGTCTCGCGCGTCTCTGTGCCGCGCCGACCGCGCCAGCGCGATGTGTTCGCTGAGTGACCGCCCCTCGCCCATGACGCCCCCGAAATCGTTAGGCGGGGCCGAGCCGAAGCCCAGCCCCGCCGCCAGGATCAGCTCGCCTGGTTGAAGTTGGCGATGCCCGCGTCGATCAGCTTCGTGGCCCCGAAGAAGAGACCATACCCCACCGTGTCGGCAAGCCCCTTGGTCGGTTGCGTGCCGATCTTCACGCGCACGCCGCCTCCCTGGATGCAGTAGCCAACGGCGCGCGGATGCCAGAGCGACGCGGCCTCCACCGCGGCACCGGCCGAGGCGCTCCAGTCGCCCGACACGATCACGGGGATGCCGAGAATCTGGCCGATCATGCCGTTTTTGGCCATCGTCTCCTTGCCCGTGTAGGCCACGCTGAAGTACTTGTCACCCCAGTCCGCCGTGGAGAGCGCCCAGGCGGTCGCGTTGCAGCCGAAGGCGCAGGCCGACACGTCCACGTTGTCGGTGAGGAGCGCGCCAATCCCCTCTTGGAGCTTGGCGAAGGTCACCGTGTTGTTGGTGCCAAGGGTCACGTCGTTGGTCGTCGCCGATGTGATGATCGAGTCCACCAGGTAGTTCTGGAACGCCTTGCGCAGGATGTAGGCCGAGTCCTCGGCGTAGGTGCCCCAGACTTCCGGGCTGGACTGGAGCTGCGCCAAATCCTCGAAGAGGAACACCTCAACCTTCTGCTGGTTGACGGTGATCGTGCCCGCCGACTCCGCGCTGGAATGCCCGGTGTACTCGACCGCGCTCCCTTCCGAGGTGAAGGAGTCCGCCGTGCGCTCGGCGACGAGCGGGATGGCGACCGCCTTGGCCCCCTGGGGCAGACGCGCCGAATAGTCCGTGCAATAGTTCGCCACGCTCAGGCCGTTGCGGAAGTAGCCCGTGGTGGCCGGCGCGAACACCGTCGCCAACCAGTTGGCGAGTTGGGTTGTGCCGTGAAGAACATCCGCCATGATCGAGTCCTTTCAGTTCATCCGGTCGACGGGATGCGCGCGGCGTTCTCGCGCAGCCATGCCGAGCCGCCGGTGCGGATGCCCTCCGCAATCTCGGCAGGGGTCAGCATGGTGGTTGGGCCGGTCGCGCCGCCGGGTTGTCCCGCCCTGACCGGCAGTGGAGCCGCCCCACCCTTCACGCGCGCGACAAAGTCCGCGAGCCGTGCGGGGTCGGCAATCGCCTGCGCGATGGGGCGGTCAGCCTCCGGGATGCTCTCGATGAGAGCGGCCCGCTCCGTCGCCTCGCGCTGTTCGTATGCGGTGGCCTTCGCCTGCGCGGCGGCGGCAGCGGCTTCGGCTGTTTCAGCCCGCTGCGTTAGCGTCGCCACGGATGCTCTGGCCGTCGCCAGTTCCGTCTCCGCCGTCTGGCGCTGCCCCCGCTCCTTGAGAAGCTCATGCAGCGGCACGCGGGACACGCCGTCTTGCGGGGCGGCGACCGTGTGGGTTGCGCCCTGTTCGCCGGGCGTTGCGGTTTCTTCGGCCACGGTTTCCTCCGGTTGTTAAGAGTCAGCCCACCATCATGGGCTTGGGTTCGCTGAGAGAAAGCTCCACCGTGCTGAACACCACGGGCGAAGGCCACTCCGTTGTCTCACGGCGGCTGAAGCCGCACCAGTTCACCTGCGTCCCGCTGTCCTTCTGGAAGGCATTGACGAGCGCGGTGATCTCGTTTTCGAGCTTCAGCTTGGCGGCCAGAAGCTCCTTTGCCATCTCGGCCATGCTGGCCTCCTAAAGCCTGAGATTGAGAGTGACCGACCCCGCGCTCGCGCGCAGGCGCCGTGAGATTTCAGCATCGACCGCTCCACGGAACTCCTGCTCAACATCCTCCGCGAGCGGCTGATCCTCGGTGGACACCGCGCGGCCCTGGTCCGCCGCCCACCCGACCTTGGCCCCTTGCGCGGGCCAGCCGATGGTGAAGCCTGTCTCCGTGACCGAGATGCGCTTCAGGTCGCGCAGGAAGTCGCCCGTCAGCGTCAGGTCCGGCGTCCCGCTGCGGCTGGACTGCCGGAAGCCCGTCCCCTTCTTCGTGATCCGCCCAACCTTGCCCGCCATCTTGCGCTCGCGGTAGGCGTCCGAGTAGGCGGGGAAGCGCCCGTCGATGCCGCTCCCGCCCTTGGTCTTCACCTTGATCCGCGAGACCATGACGTTGGCCGCGTTGTTCATCCAGGCGCGGCCAAGGATGACCGTCTCACTCAGCTTCACCGGGCCTCCCTTCCGCCGCAGCCTCAACGGGAACCCACGAGTGGCGGCAATTGTAGCCCCCGCCATCCACGAACGCGCCAGGGAACTGCGAATCAATCTCGGCCAAGGTCAGCGGCCCCGCGTCGAGCATCGCCAAGCACTCATCCCGCGTGCGGTCATCCCGCGGCCCCTCGTAGACGTAGAGCTGGTCCGGCGGGTCTTGCTCGGCCATCGCCCGCTCGACGCTGCGCGAGTAGGTGTTGAGCGAGGTGTTCGCCAATGTCTCCGCGACCGGCGGCCCCAGCTCGTCGGCCAGCGCGCGCCGGATGTCATCGACGCCCCCGCCGCCCAAGAGCGCCCGGAGCGTCGCCTCCTTCAAGCGGTCAGGGTAGGCTCCGGCCTGGGCGAGGAACGAGTCGGAGAAGGTCGATGCCAGCCCTTGCACCGTCGCCTCGCTGAGTCCGCCGCGCCCCACCATCGGGCGCAACACCTCGGCGTAAGCCGCTCGCATCTTGTCCAGGTCGGCGGTATAGCCAAGCTCCGCGAAGAGCGCGCGGAAGTCCTCGCTTGCGATGGCCTCCGCCACCGCCGCCGTGTCGCCGCCCGCGTTCCGCAGTGCGCGCGCCACCAGGCGCAGCACAGCCTCGCCGCCCGCCTCCCATGCGCGGACGAACTCGGCTGAGGCCCCGTCGATGATGGCTCGCACCTTCTTGTCCATGTCACGCCACCGGTCCGTTCAATAGCGCCGCCAACCCGCTCGGCGCACTTGATCCCTTGCCCTTCGGCGCGAAGGCCGCCCGCTCCTCCGCCACGCGCGCGAGCTGCGCGTCAATCTGCTCCCGCGTCGCGCTGGGGTCTTTGCGCCGGAAGTAGTCTTGCACGGACGCCATGCCGTGCTCCATCTCGAACTCCCACTCCACCCGCATCTCTTCCGGCGACTGTGGCACGTTAGGCTCGGTGAAGTTGACGGACAAATCCTCGCCCAGGTCAACGCCGAAATGGTGCTTGTAGACGGCGCGCGCGATCCGATGCCGTTCCGCTTCCACCACCCGCCACAGCTCGAAGTCGCCCATGATCGAGGTGGTCAGCTCAAGCTCCAGCATCCGCTGGTGCTCGCCGCTCGTCGCCCCGCCGCTGCCGTCCGCCCACTTGATCTTGAGGGCCATCGATGCCGCGAGGGAGTCCAGCTTCCACCGCTGCCATTCTTGGATCGTGTCGAGCCCGCCAGGAGGCCCCTCCATGTGATACTCGGCCCCGACTGGTAGCACGATCCCCTCATCAACGCCACGTTTGATGTCCTTGGCGTCCGAGACGCCGATGATCACCTCCTGACCGAGCGCCTGGAACATCGCGCCAAGGTTGCCCTGCACGCCAAGCACGTTGTAAGTGCGCTGCCCGCCCAGCAGGTCATGGGCCATTGGTCGCCACCATGCTCCCCCCAGGTCCGGCTCACGGTGAACGAACACCACGGGGCAGGTGCCGTAGGGATTCCGCATGTCGGCGTTGACCTCGCCGCCCGGCCCGACAATTGCCTGCGCCGTGCCGCCGGAGACTTGGAAGTGCAGGTCGTCCGTCCACACGATCCATGTCAGGTCTTCCGGGCGCGCGTCGGGCTTGGACGAGAAGAGCGGATAGGCCACCCCGTAGGGCTCCGGGTCGTCCGGCGTGAAGATCGGCTCGAACTCCACCAGCGGGATGTGGTGCAGCGTCTCCGCCTCGGTCACGGTCACGATGAGCCCCACCGTCCCCAGCACGCCGGACAGCCGCTCCACCCAGACCATGATCGCGTCGAGGTTGCCCTGCCGCCCGGCGTAGTCCTCTCGCGTGGTGGCCCGCGTCGGCGCGGCCTGGTAAACCGAGTAGCGCTTGTCGATGAACCGCCGCGCGATGCGCTGGGCGTCCACGCTGATCTGCGCCAGGGCCTTCGGGCGGAAGAACGACCGCACCTCCGCCTCAAGGCCCTCGCCGCGGTAGCGCGCCACGGCCTCGCGCCGGTCACGGCAGCGCCCCATGTCGGCCTTCTTCAGCGCGGCGGCGATGGCACCAGGAGAGAGTTCGTTCGCTACCATCTCACCACCTCGCCACTGATTGCACTTCGCGGCGGACCACGGGGTTCTCGTATTCGCAGCAGTAGCTCGCGGAGTCCAGCGCGTGCGGGTCACGCTTGCGCTTGTCGATGCTGCCATCCGGCAGGCGCTCGGTGCGCTCGTTGTCCGCGATCAGGAGCTTGCACTTGGGCGATATCGTGAGGTGGACTTCGCCGTTGGCGTCGCAGAGCATCCGGTTCCAGGAGTTGAGCCGGTCCACCTGCTCCGGCGGGGCCGGATGGGCCCGCACCGTCAGCCCCATGTCGCGGAGAATCTGGAAGTTCGACCGCGGCGAAAGCACGCTGCGCGCCCCACCCGTCGGGTCGGGATAGACCTCGCGGATGCGCGGGAACTTATTGCAGAGCAGCCCGGCCATCATCTGCGTGTGGGCGTTGTTGGGGATGACCACCTCGTCAACGTAGTGCAGGCGGCAAGGCCAGATGGCGATGACATGCGCCACCATCGGCTCCACGTTGAAGTCCAGCCCGAACACCAGGCGCGCGCCATCGAGGGGCACGTCGGCGCGGATGTGCTTGGCCCGGTCGAACATGTAGCACGCGCGGTTGCCCGCCGTCTCGAACGAGCCCTCGTATTCCTGCCGGTAGAGCCAAGGGTCCATGTCGGCACGCGCCGCGGTGACTTCAGCAGGATCGACGAAGGGGGAGTCGGCGGTGCGGAAGGTCCAGGATGCCCAGTCGGCCTGCGAATCATCCTGCCCGCGCATGTGCAGGTCGTAGTGGTGGTCATATCCGCGCGGGGTCGAGTTGAACATCACGCGGCCCTTGCTCTGGGTCAGCATGGGCCGGATGATCTGCGGCCAGATGTCGGGCCGCCAGCGTGAGAACTCGGTTGCCAGCACTTTCTCGACTCCCACTCCAAGCAGCGAGTCAGGATTGTCCGCGCCTTTCAGTTCCGTCCGCGCCCCGTTGGGCCAGGTGATCGCCAGCTCGCTCTCCGAAATGTCGCGCCCGCCCACCCCGTAGTTGCGCGCGATGCGCTTGAGCAGCGGCCAGGCAATCGCCTTGGCCTGCACACGGTAAGGCGCGACATACCAGTAGAGCCTGTCAGGGAGCAGTTCGCCCGCGTGGAGCCAAATCATGCCGAGGCGATCCTTGCCCCAGCGCCGCCCCGTTGTCAAGACCTTGAACCGCGCCGGATGCGACACGATCTCGGCAATGGTCGGCGTGACGAGAAGCTCGTCCATGCGTCACGCCTCGGCCCCGCTGGCCCCATCCGCGGCATCCTCCTTGCTGGGCATCCGCAGCAGGATGATTGGCTCGCGGTTCTCGCCCTCGGTCACGACCGTCTCGCGGGGCTTGCCGTCCAGCCGGTTCCCCAGGTATTCAATGGCCCGCATGTCCCCACCGTGCGCCATCGCCCAGATCTTCTCCGCGAGGACGCGGGCATTCGTGCGCCCGCTGCCGTCTGCGCACAACTCCTGCGCGATCTCAACGAGCAGGGGAGTGATCGTCTGGGCAAGCGGCTTACGCCCCGGCCCGCCTGGGTTGCCGGGGAGGAAATGCCCCCGCTCGTCGCGCCCTTTGGGCTTGTCCTCGGCCACGGATAGCGACCCGTCTTTAACGGAAACCTCGGGCAATGGATTAAATCCGGTTGGCAATGTCAATAGCCCGCAACGGATTTTATCTTTTCGCTGGTGGGATTATCGGGGTCGGCGAAGCGGGCCGGGCTGATTTAGGCCCTGGCGTGCCCGTGACGGGGCGATTACAGGCTGGGCCATGTCAGGATATGGGCGGGGCTATGATCATTCCCCTATGGGCATCTCAGGCCGGTTTCTCGGCATCGGGGAAGAGTGACGGTGGGGCGATCTTCTGGCGTTGGCGCTCCCGGTCGGCGAGTTGGCGGGAGAATTCACCTTTCAGGGTGTCTTGGCAGAAGGGGGAGATGCCGTCTTCGCGGAGGAGGAGGCGGATGAGGGTGAGGATGGTGGTGTGATCTGGTTCCCGCGTCATGGTTGGGTCTCCTGGTCTGGTAGTGGTTCCCGCGCCGATGGGAAGGGGGGAATGTGGTTCCCCGCGCACACCCCCTCCCCCCTCTTTAGAGGGGGGGGGCGCGGGAACCACTTCCCCACCCGGTTCCCGGAACCAGATGGAACCACTTGGAACCACTTAGCACTATGCAGGTGGCGGAACTGTATTTGCTTTGCGTGGATGTTTTCATGGGGCGCATATCGGCGGCCTATACGAACCCGAGGGTGGTTCCGTTGCGGGAACCACTTAACCGTTGAACGGCAAGATTTGCCTCAGAGGATGTAGTAAGCATCGCCACCGCCCTTCTTTATACTGACAACGCGAGAAACGCGGCCCTCGTCGACGAGCTGCCGGAGGACGTCGATAGACAAAGCTGGGCGGACGCCGACGGCCTCGCGGATGGCGCGGGCCGAGAGGCCGGGGCGCTCTTGGATCAGGGTGAGGAGGCGGGACCGCACCATGTCGACACGGGCGGA